TTATTAAGTATAATATCTTCTTGTATTTTAACTTTTAATGTACCAGCCATTAGTAATTCCTATTTCTTTTTACCGTTCTTTTTGGATTTTTTCTTTTTCTTCGGCAGTCTTCCAACCGTAGTTCCATAACTTCCGGGGCCATAAGGCATATTAAAATCCCTTCCACCGACTATCGGCTTTATTCATTTTATCAATACTATCTTCATAAGAAATAGTATTAAACTCTACATCCGTTCTTTTACCAGCTTCAGTTCTCATCCAAGAGTTTGTTGTAAATTTTGGCGCAGAGGCTCTTTTACCGCACTCTCTACAATAGAACCAATTCTCCGGATTCGATTCTTTGCAATGCTGACACTTAGGCATCTTAACCTAAGTAAACTATAATTACTGCAATTGTATAGGGCGAAAGTTGCACAGCAGTCATACTTTGAACCGCACCGCTAGTGCTATCTAGTGACTGCCAGAAATCATTAATTTGTGCCGACAATGTACCAGACGTACCACTGTCTTCTGTTCCAGACGGAACTTGCCCTACTATAATTTTTGTTATCGTGTTATAAGCTGCCATACTATCTCCAATTTTAAAATTTTTAGGATTTTAGGGGCTAAACCTTTATACGAATAGCCCCACAGTATCCAAAACTGTTTACCTTTATCTATTTAGGTAATTAAGCACTAGCAGATTCTACAATAAGAACAGTTCCAATTGCAGTAGCATTGTATCCGCTAAGATGCCAATTGGTACCATCGCATAAGAACGAGAATCTCATTCCTTCTGTCGATTGTGCCACTGAACCATCTACAGTTATTTTTGATAATCCATCAACATCGTCAACCGTACTGTTTGCAGCACCGCAGACAATATAACCGTATATATCGGTTCCATCAGCACCAGTTGATACAGAAAAATCTGCATCGTCATCACAATTAACTGTAAAACAGAAATCATACCATACACCTTCAGAACCTGAAGCTGTTGGCAGAGTTATTGCAACGTTGTTATCTACTGCTGACATATCAACAAGATATAGAGTCCCAGACTCAGCATCCGTTAATGTTCTTGATACAGCAGCGCCATTGTCAATATTCTGTATTGCACGCTTTTTAGTATTATAGCTTCCGCTACTAGAATTTAATGACTTATTATACATTCTTTAACCTCCTTACAGTTCTACTTGATAAAGTGCATGAGATTCTGGAAGTGTAATTTCCAAACCTGCTTCAGTAAGAACCATGTCTTTTCTCAAGTCTTCATCAGAGTTTTGTACGTTAGTTAAAATTGATGTATCGCGATTAATTCCATTACCTACTAATGGCCTGTAAGATACTTTACTCATATCAACCATTGCCATAAAGTTGGCAGAAATACCACGGAATAGCGGTTCTTTGACCAAATGCATTGTACCATGAACGGTTTCAATGGTAAATACTTTATGACCAAAAGCGCCTGCGCGTTCTTCCAACGCCATTCTATATGGGGCTTGGTTAGTAGTTGTAGCAGCACCACTCAAAGCAGCATTAGCATTATGAGCCATACTTGAACTCAAGAATGAACTTGAACCAAGTTTGTTAAAGAAAGAAATTACAGGAAGACCTGCAAGAACTAACTTTTCACTTGCACCACCACGTGCTGGATCGAACATTACTTCCATATCTGAAAGCAAACGATCGTACGTCAACTCTGAACTAGCTACACTCCTAAAATACGGTTCGCCAGCCGTGTAACTCATATCGCCAGTACCAAGGATTGCCTTACCATTCTTTAGAATGTGTCCAACAACACCTTCGGTATATTGAATAGAGCTTACACGAGCTCTTTGCCCGAATAGCAATGCTCGCTCAATATCTACTTTATGCTCACGAAGTTTAAGAGCCCAAATGCGCTCCCATTCGTTTGCATAACCGCGATAACGAGTAGCAATTGCCGTATTCGACATTTCAGCTGCGGTTTTAAAGATCTGCGTATAGCCGAAATCATCTTCGATTTCGCTAGACCATACATCAGGTGATCCGCTTCCTTCTTGGAATGAAGTACCAATTACTTGACAATTATCATTGTCAGCTATAATATCTTCACCCGTAATAGCACTATCCCCAGAAGTTACTGTATTAGATATATTAATAATCTTACCAGTAAACGAACTAGATGTGCCTAAGTCAGCAGGAGCACTTTCTACACGGACTAAAGTCTGTGAATAGCCAGCAGCTCCACTAACGGTATTAACGGCAAAAACCATTCCTTTTGTAAGGAAATCAACCGACGCACCGCCAGAAGCTGTTCCACCCGAAGCACTATCAGAATCAACTGTAAACAGATAAGAGCTTCCCGCACTTACGGCAGAACCTCCATTTACGTCAGCAGCTAATTTAAAGTTACGAGTAGTCCAATCAATCTTAGAACGATTTTCTAAGAACCGAAATACAGGATCGTCCGTTGGTACTTTTGCAACTTTTGAAAGATATACAAAAAACGGCGATTCCTCTGGTGCCAATTCGGCAACTCGGTCTGAAAAATCGTATAATCGGCGGCGATCAGGCGCTTGCCCAATACCAGCAGTAGCAGCAGCAGCTGTAATGTCATAACTGGATTTTACTCCACTTGTAACAGCCATGTGTTACCTCCTATTTTTGATTATTTTTAATTAGGGAATTCTCCCCGCTTGCCCAGCTTGCAAAATTCTATCCCAAGCGGAATCCTGTTCGTTCTTCCTTGGTGGTTCGCCACCTTGAAGAATTCCAGCAGTCCGTGGAATGCTTTGAGCTGCCTTAACTGCTTCCATGTTCGGGGAAACGTTATCACTTCCTTTATTATAATATTTACGATACACGTCAATTAACAGATCAATTGGTAACTGATCTCTTGGTGTAGTCGCAAATTCAATAAATTCACTGATATCCTTTTCATCCTGCATGTTGTAGTTACTAGATAACTCATTGCGCAAATTTTGCAACGCAACTTGGCCTTGTATCTGAGACATATGTTGTCCAACAGCCTCGTCTACTAAAGCCTTCTCCTGAGATGTCCTCATCTTATATGAGGCAGACTCAGGCTTGTAATAGGCTTCCCATGGGTCAAAAGATGATTCGTCAACTGCGTTGGGATCATCTTGTTCGCGTATAGTTTCCTGATTGCCTTTCCCCTCTAACTTATCTCTTATTGCCTCAACTACATCAGGTCTTGATTCAAGAACCCTTTGCAGTTCAGACATTGGAGCAAGTTGTTGGTACTCGCCTTGAAGTTTATCGTAATCAGCCTTTTGCTTATCATACATAGACTGAAACTTACGAGTTTCATTTTCCCAGTCAGTTCCATAGTCAATTTCGCTATCGTCGCCTTCTTTAACAATTAAATTAGGCGGCCTTTTATTGCCTTCATTTACTACAGAATCTTGCACGTTTGGCATTTCTGATGCTAATTCAACATCGGGCATAGAAACATCTAAACCCTCCCTTGGATTCGCCCCAGCGTTTGCCTCCGGCGCTTCAACTACACTATTTTGCACTTGTTCTTCCATATAACCTCCTTTTAGATTTCTTCTTTAACTCGCAACACCCGTAGATACCGCGAAGAAGTTAAACCTATGATTATTGTTTATTTTGTGCGCTCCCTCTCTTGGAGGAGCTCCCTTTATTCGCCTTTTGTACAGCTAACGCAGCTTCAGCACGAACATCCGCTTTATCAATCACACCTTCTAGTTGATTAATCTTGACTCTTTCCTTATACTTAGCGTCAGAGGCAATCTCATTCAAATCGGTCTTAAATTTCTCTGTGATAACTTGCTTCTTAGCGTGAACCGCTTCACGGTCTGCCGTTTGCAAATCACCTGTGAGTTCTTTTACTTGACCTTCTAGTTGTTGTATGTATGACTGCATTTTCGCCATCATGCCCTTGCGTTGCAATACACCTTCTTTGTCGTAAATCTCTGTTTTCTTTAAGACTTCGACATCATCTACCAGTCCCAACTTATACGCCTCAAGATACATATTGTATTCAGCTACCTTGTTTGACGGCAATGTTGAGCCCGATATAATACGAACGTCATGCTGACCTAAAGAAATATCATTTTCTATGGTCTGCAGTTCGTTGGACTTATCATCATACAACCTATTGTTAACTGCAAATTCAGTTAAGTCATTATTAGGTTGCACGATTCTAAATGTTTTTTGGAATGTATAATGTCCTTTTGCTATATTATATATACATCTCCCAAGTTGGTTTAAGCTTCCCTCTATATCTTTTAATTTAGAACGACCACGGCTTTCTCCCATTTCCGAAAGCATAGCTGTTCCCCTTACTGTATCGGGAGCTTTTTCCTTGAATCCCTGCATTAATTCAGGAATTCCAAAATTTAAATCTATATAATGTTCCACTCTATCTATTAAATGATAAAATTCTCCGGCGAGTGGTTGTGGAGCTGGGAAATGAGGTTCCCCAAATTCTGGGTTATATTCTAATACCGCATTAGGGTTGGCCCAATCTCTTTCTAATTGACCAACGTCATCAACGCTTCCTTCTGGGACAAGAAGCTTAAGCCCGGCTGATGCCTGAGCATGACTTAAAGTTAAAGAAAAAAGTTTATTGATTAATCTTTGAGAATCTTTAACCTTGTTTACATCTGATTTTGGATAGGGCGTATTTGTCCAAATATTCGGGACTGGTATCACAGGATAAACATCAGTATTGAGGATTTGTTGATAAAGCAAGAACTGCCCCATTGTAGCCGTCATCTGAATACGCGTTTGCATTATTTCAACGGCTTCTACCAATCCCGATTCTATTAAATGCGAATCTTTGTTTACAATTTGCTCAAAGGTTTGCATATCAACAACTTTTTCTTCGCCACTTTGCTTGTTAAAAAGTCTATAATATGGTACTTTAACCTTCTCAAATCTTTCAAGTATTCTATATTTTTCAGACCCAAAGGTATCTGAATCCTTTACCACATCTGGAGTAAACGATCCAGAAGAATTCTTTCTACCCGACGACGGATAATCGTCTTCCTGTGTCATGGTATCTATTTCTGGTAAAGATTCTTCTATTTCTGGATATAAAGAAATAACCTGATCTTTTGTAAGTACTGTAGATAGAATAATAGAAGACGCATCATCAAAGTATCTATTTCTAGATGCGGGGTCGGCATAAACCCGGAATGGATTTAGGTAGGTAAACTTAACATCGCCCCTGCCAAAATCAGCCTCGGGGTCTATATATACATAAAAATATCCCATCCCAGTTATAGCATAATCGTGAACAGCCTGCTTAAACTGCATGTCGCCATCGGAGATATCCCAACAGTATTCTAATATTGTTTTCCAAACTTGAGCAAGTTTGTTGTCGGAATCCTCTCTCCCAATAGCGGAAAATTTTGGATTCCTTGAGGTAAGCAAAGATTTGAGCTTATCAACAGCAGCGTAAACTCTGTCAATAATGAAATCACCCTGTCCAACAGCACCTAATGCAGCAGACTCTTCTTCTGTATAATGATTTCCTAGGACAAAATCAACGGCATCTCTTGCCTCGGTATCCCACTCTGACCGAGCATCACGCCATCTTTTCCACAAATCTAAATTCTTTTGTGCCTCATCTACCTGCGCAAAATCTTGTTCACTAGCGATATTAAATCCCCCGAATACGTAAAGTTAACTTATATTATATAATATAAGCGTAAAACATGCCTTTGTCAAGTCTTTTTTTTATTTTTTTTAAATTCTTTGACCAGTAATCCAACTTCTCATTATCTTTCTACCTAAAAATTCTTTTTTCTCTTCAATCGTTTCCTCAAAATTCTCAGCATCAAATTTAACACTCAAGGGAGCTCTTGCGTTTATTACCGAATACCAAAGTCCATCAAGTATATCATCGTTCTTTGCTTTTGGGAAATGAAACATTTCATCAACTAAGTCACTATGTTGTTTCTTTATATAAAGCTTTCCCCTGTTTACTATTGGACAAAGAAGAGATTCTAATCTATCTTCTTTCTTAATACCAGAAGGCGGTCTAACACCACGGGCTATCCCGGGAGCCATCTTTCTATCCTTGCCAGATAACTCATTCACAGCATCTCGGATTATTCCCTGTGCTCCAACATGTTCTACGTTTGCCCTTCTCATTGGTTGGTATTCTTTTGCATATTGAAATATCTTTCTTGGCATATCATAAAGTGGTATATGCTCTCGGAAAATATCTATCACATAAATATTTTTATCACTATCAATGCCAGAAACAACAATAACCTGATAATCATGTTTGGCGGAAGACTCGTAAGCCAAATCGACACCCATATATACATTGACAGGAATAGCATCTTTTTTTGTAATAATATAGGCTTGATTATTCTTACCTTTAAACTGTCCATCAAAATAATTAATCTTATCTATTTTAAATTTTGCACTTTCTAAATCTCTGGCATCATTCATATACTCTTGGGCAAACTTATGAAGCTGACCAACATACTCATAATCTTTTCTTATACTTGCTATCTTTTCCTTTGGGAAATAAGAAGGCCACAATGGCTTATCATTCTCTATTACCCTGTGAAATACCATTTCCCAAGTATAGTCTTCTTTGTTTTCCTTTGCTTGGAGATAGCCATCATATATTCCCTGCAAAGCAGAATCGTAGTGGACGATTGTTCCTATAAGCCATATAGAGCCCTCGTTTCCCTTGGACTCTTCGAGCGCCGGATAAACTGTAGACATAAGCCATTCCTTAATCTCCTTGCGCCTTTCCGGTGTTTTAGTATTCAATTCAGACTCAAAATCATCAAGAATAATTTTTGTATAACGAAGACCGAGCTCTGATCTACCACGAAGTCTTTGGCTTGTCCCTTTGGCTATGATTCTATCACCCTTAGAAGTAGTGATTTCTTTTTCAGTCCATTTATTACCAGCCATATCTCCAAAATAATAATTTAATGCAGAATTAAATTCTATATGGCTTTTAATATACTTAAGATGGTCAACTGCCTGTCCCTGTTCTTCTGATACCCAAGCTGCAAATTCGTTTTTACCTTTTGGATTAAAACATATTCTATGCAGTAGGGCAGCTTTAGCCAAAGTAGATTTAGTATGACCGCGAGGCAATACAAGACAAAGCCTTCTTATAGTATTATCTAAAAACAATCCTCCAACTTCATGGTGAAACGGAGCCGGCTTTGACTTCATAAAGTCATCCGGAAGAAAAAGCTGGCCAAACGCAATCAGATCTTTCGAGGCCATGTTGAGTACACGCTCTTTTTCATTTAGATCATTTGGAATTATATTAAACTTTTCTATCGTACCAATCTCCATTTGGAATCTCTTCAAAAATATCTACCATATCAAGAAGTTTCTGACCAGCAACATACACCCAAGTTCTTTCCCGCTCTCCAGAATCAAGATCAACATCAACTTCCACCCTGTCGTACAATCCCGTCATAACGCCTTCGTATAAATCATACTGTGCTAAATCCTCGCTAGTTACATCATGAACCTCAACAACCGTTCCCTTACCTTTGTAATCCTGTATCATGGCAGGAAACTTTTGATGGCCGGGATAAACAAGTGAAGTATTGTTTACTCTACCAGTATTCTCATTACCATTTCTAAGTGTTCCGTATACAGCTAGTTTCATTTCTAGACCACGTCCCACTCTTTTTCACGCATACCGTTTTTCTTGCTACTTTGCACGGCAT